AAGGCGCCGGTTTGCGTCGGTGGCGTTGGATGTCTTGCTGAGGATGATGGCGTAGCGGAAAGGCCCAAAGCCAGTACCGTCGGTCACGTTGCTACCGGTCAGCTCGACATCATTGGCGACGAGGCGCCAGGCATTGGAAGACATGCCCCGGCTGGTAATCGTAAGATCGATCATCCCCGGATAGCCGTTCTTTGCGGTGATCTCAGCTAAGTCACCTTTCACTGTATGTGTGGCGCGGTTGGGTTCAGCATTGCTGAGGTAGATAGATATGGCGTCGGTCGACAAGTCGAAAAAGGTCCCGTTTTTGCCCTTCAGGATTTCAGTCCAGAAAGAATCAAAATGGTAAAAGTTGACGGCGGCCACGGTTTGGCAGTTCTCAGTCCGGGCAGTCTAGGTCAACTAGGCAACCGCTGCCCCTGCCACCTCCCGCGCCAGGATGCTGCAGCCGGCGTCGTCTACCGGGTGGTGGGATGCCTCGATCGTCCACGGCCCGAGAAGTGGCCCGCTGATCCTCTCGATCTCGTAGAGGTAGGACCAGACCCCGGGGGCCCCGACGACTGGGTTACGCGCCCGGTCCATCCTCACGATGTCACCAGCCCGTAGCGCGGCGATCTGCGGGGTAGGGGTCACGACCCAGGAGGCATCGTGGGTGATGTTGCGCCGTCGCGCTACTCGCAGCGCACCAGCCCGCATCGCGTGAAGTTCGCGGGTCATGAACTCGGACCCGTCGAGGTCCTCGTAGGGCCCGTCGATGGCGGTGCCCTCGTATCTGACTTCAGTGGCTTGGTTGACGCCTAAGTCGTTCTCCGGCTGGTCACGCCACGACACCAGGGCCGCGAACCGCTTCCGGTCAGAGATGGGCCGGTACTTGACTTGGAAATCGCTGCTGTTCGATTCGTCGAACGCCATCACCGGAGTGAGTGGGCTGGTGTCGATGGCGTGCGCGATGGTCACCGGCAGGGCCGGGCGGAGGCCCAGCAGCCCCCAGCGATCGGTCACCCGCAGCAGGTGGAGGGGTGCCATCAGGTTCAGGTATTCGCGCACGTTCGAGGGGTTGGCGATCACGCCATCGAACGTGATGCCGTTGGCGGCACAGAATCGAGCGGCGGCGGTCAGCCCGGGCACGTCGATCAACTGAGACGGCATCCGCCCGGAGGCGATCAGCAGGTGGTAGGCCACGTCCGGGAAGAGGTTCGTCGCGCCGGAGCTGCCTTCGATGAGCCGATGGATCGGCTGCCCCTGGCGGATGAAGAAATGCGCCTGCCGTTGCCAGCCCGTATCACCAGCCGGGTAGGTCTTGATCAGCGAGACGGTGGTAAGGCCCGAGTAGGTGCCGCCGGTGCCGCAGTAGAGGGTAGCTTCGGGCTTGGGTAGGGGCTCGCTGTTTTCCTCGGTTACGTTGATGTCATAGGTAACCCCGACCAGGCCGCCATAGATGCTAGATGCGTAGGTTCCGTCCTGAACGTTATGGAATGCACTAGCGTAAGTGATTACACCACCGCTTACGGTCTCGGTGGCTTGAAATGAAATCCCCCCGTATTGCTCCATCGATGCGGGGCGAGTGACTTCATACTGCGAAAGATTGATGTTTCGCCCAAACCTGGCGCGATCTACGAGGGCTTGATTTGGAGAGATCCACCACAACTGATCGCCGTATCCATAGGCTCGCATTACGGCATCGTCTAAGCTGCCATCAGGCGACGGGCCGGCCAATGGATCATCAGCAGGCAGCCACGCCAGGGACGCGTAATAGGCGACGGTAGGCGCGGGGTAAGGAATGCCAGTGCCGTAGATGGCGCCTTTGTACGCCTTTGTCCTGCCAGCGGTTGGCCAGTTGACGTGCTTGATTACGTCAATCTTGAAGCTGGTTACATAGTTGCCGCTGCTTTTAATCGAGACCGTCGCCACCTGGTCGTCGATATGGTTGGCAAGTTTTTCGGGCGTATCAAACGAGGCAAGATCAAGCATGGGCCCCGCGCCGATTGGTTTGCCTTCCACTACCTCCCGCGTGCTGGTGGTGGTAACAGAGAACCGCTGCTGCAGGAAATTCCCCGGCGCCCAACTCGCAGCCCTGGCGCCATAGGCCTGGGTGATCTCACCCGCTACAAGCTGCGTGTCGCCCTGGTACGCGTCGGTCGCGGCAATGGTGCCTAGCTGCCCGTCCGCCAACACCAGCAGGTAGGAGGCGGTTACCTGGTTCGCCTCGTCGTTGGTGAACCGGCACTCCGCAGCCGGGGGGCTGATCAGCACACCACCCGTAGCGCCCGTCCGTTTGCCGATCACAAGCGGGATCGCCTGCCCGAGCTCCAACGCGGTCTGCTGCCCGTTGAGATCAGCCCGTACCGCGAGGCCATCGTTGCGGATCACCTGCCGGCGCTGGGCGGCAAGGGTGGGGACAGCAACAGCAGGGGATCCACTCATGATCAGAGACGGCAAGGGGTGCCAACAAGGGCAGAGGTGAACCGCCGGGGCGGCACCTGGGCGCCAAGGGATTCCAAGGCAGAGCCGACGGTGATGGTCACGGTGGCCGGGAAGTCTTCGCTGCCGCCGGTTACCTCACCGATAGCAGTGAGAAGCACCACCTGGCCGGCCGGTGGGGTATCGGGCCGGGTCGCCTGGTCGAATTGGTAGACGGTGATGGTCGCCAACCAGCCCTCTGCCATGGCGTCATCAGCAGCGGTAGAGATTGCGGTAAGACCCGGGAACACGAGGGTCAGCTCGTTCTGATCAGCGGTGCCGGTGTTCGCCAGGCCGTCAACGGTGAAGTCCAAGAACTGGCACGAGTCAGCCCCGATCGTGATGGGCCCCTGCCGATAGAAAGACTGCAGCGCCAACCCGGTGGCGTTGGTGGTTGGTTCCCACAGGCGGAGGAAGGTTGCGTGCTGAATCATCGGATGCCCAGCTTCTGCCGGTAGGTAGGAGACGCGAGGTTCCTATCCATCTGCGCTACTGCCTGGCGGGCGGCGTCGCTGGCGAGCGCTTGGGCTTGGGCCAGGGTGACGCGGTCTTCGCCGTCTTGACGTACCACCTTGTCGACGCGGGTGTTGAGCGTGATCGATGATGCCCCTGGTGACATGCCACCAGAACGCCTGGCGCGAAGGCCCTCCAGCTCGCTGCGAATTCCGGCCAGCGACGGGCGGCGTTGGATTATAAGGCCACTGGCACCCTGGCCAACCCGGAACCCCAGTGATTCGATCGCACGCTTGCGAAGGATGGGCTCATTGGCCGCGTTCTGAAGGCCGCCCCGCTGACGCCATCCGGTCATGATGGCGCTAGATGCCCGCATGTAGTCGCCGGGGCTGTTGGCCAGTGTCTCTAGGGCGATCTCCCGCCATGAGGGCTTAAGGGCTTGATCACCGGTTCGTCCGCTGGCGATGTTGTTGGCGAATGCCTTCGCCTTCGACTTGGGTACCACGTACTCTGGCTCACCACCTTCACCGATCATGGCCAATGTAGGGCGGGTGACATAACCGCCGGCTGCATATTCCGGGATGCGAATGCCGGCGATGGTGGTGTACCTTCGTGGCGTTTGATTGCCCATGGCGGCTGGCACGCCAGGATTTGCACTGGCGGGCACCCCGCCTGTGGCCTGCAACGCAGCCGCCTGATAATTGATATTCGCGGCTTGAGTCTTGACATTATTGATCCGTCGCGCCTGGTTGAATTCCATCTGCGCTGTATCGGCTGCCCCCTTCGCCTTATCCAGCTCCAACCGGTAGGTCATGATCTTATCCATGCCAAGCTGGCCCGCGTTATACATGGCAGCGGCAAGCGCCATGGTGGACTCAATCGCCTTGCGGTTGGAGATAGCGCGGTTCAATGCTGCGGCCTTAAGCTCTTCCTCCGCTTGAATCTGCAGCTTTGTCGCCTCAAGCTGAAGCCGCGCCGATTCCGATTCAATCTGGGCGATCTGCTTACTGATCGCCAACTTTTCCTCATCGGTCTTCGCCAGCTCCAGCCGGTTCTGCAGGATGGTTTTCCCGAGGTTGTTGTAGGCCTGCGCCAGGGTGTTTTCTTCACCAGCCAAGGCGGTGCGGCGTTGGTTTGCAGCGGAGATCAGATCGATCTGGGCGGCCTGCTTTTCGTAGGCGCTGCCGGCACGCTCCAGCCAGTAGGTGCGGTCTTCCTCGGTCTTCTTGAGTGCTTCGGCCGCGGCTTTCTGCTGATCGGCGGCAGCGGCGGATTCCTGCTGCTTAAGGGTGATCTGCTCTAGGTTATCCTCCGCACCCTGCAGCGCTTTCTCAAAGCTTCCAGTACTGCCGGCAAGCCTGTCGCCTTCCTCCTTTGCCTTCTTCATTTCGGCCGCAATCTTGGCCATTGCAACTGCACCAATTCCCAAGCCTGCCGCCATCGCAAGTAGGCCAATCGGGTTTGCTGCCGTGGTTGCATTAAACAGGCCTTGCACAACAACAGCCGCAGCTACTGCACTCCTGTAAGCCTTGTAAGCAGCAACGGCTA